TTTAGCATTCGGCAATTCAATCGTTCTTTCGATTGGTTGTTGTGCATTACTTGCATCCGTAAATAAAAATGCTAATTTATCATCAGTAGCTTCATTAGATGCTAACTGTAATTTAATAAATTGGCTTGGCGGAAATGAAATAACGCCTGTGCCGTAAATATAATTTGGGTCAATGTAGCTTTGATTAATATTATTAATTTCTTTTGGAGTAGTCCATGCACTTTTATAAATAATACCATCGTCAGAATATAATACATCTTCTAGGATGACGTGACTATCCATATCAAGATGTAACATAGAAATAGTATCTTCACATCGAATATTAATAGAGCATCGAGCTTCTTCTTTATCAAAATTAATTTCGGCAGGGGTTGTTTCTGTTTTATTGCCAATAGAAGTTAAGCGAGAATATTCATAGATAGTAAGAGGGTTGCCATCATAAATATTTTGTTCGTTCGATGTATTCATATTATTGATGGCATACTCTTTATTATTATATACGAATTTATTGCCGGCAAAGCCATTACCCTCTACGAATGTAACACCAAATTTACCGACAGATGCATTATCAGTATGAGCCGTGAAAATATAATCACCGAGTAATCCTACTGTGCCATATACATCTGAAGTCTTGATTTGTTTAACTGTTGTAAATTCATTATAGTTGCCGCAAATAATATTCATGTCTTGAATACGATTGCGTTCTGCTTCAAGAGCTGTATCTACAGCATTAAGTCTTGTTACTATATCAGTCATTAAAGAAGTATAATTTTTAGTTGCTTCTAATACTTCATAATTTAATGATTGCATATCGACAATAATATCTGTGAATTGATTTTCAATGATTTCTTTTTGAATTTCTTCTTCTGGATGTATTTCTAATGGCTCTGTAACAGGAGTATCTGTTGAGCTATTAAAAATACGATTTGCTTTTTCTGTATCTTTAGAAAGAAGCATATTTGCATATTCTTCCTTCATTGTTTTAAGGCCTAAATATTCCAAATAGCACTTCCTCCGTGGCAGACAATTGAAATCGTTTTAATAGTAGAAGGAATTTCAGAACCGAGATGTCTTTGAATTACCTTCACTTTTAATGTTTTAGAAGTTGGTTTATATCTAAATGCATTTTGTTTTGGCGTATATGTAATGGTATATTCATCAGATTTTGTATCGAGACTATTAATCTGTGAATAGGTTAAATCAGTTTTTATATTATTTTTGTAAATAATAATTTCTTTAGATGTATCAACATCGAATCGAATCGGTAAATTAAAAAATAATTTTTCTTTAATGACTTGCGGCAATTCTTTTGGTTGAATAGCCGTTTCTTTATTGTTATCGATAATAGAATATTCTTGTGATACATCTGGATTAGTTTGTGTAACAGATAATGTAATAAAATTAGAATTTTTAATAGTGACTTCTGGTGAAATATAGCCAGCGACAGGTAACGGTTGTTTATTAAAAATATTAATAGAGTTAATACCAAAATTATATTCATAGACAGTATTAAAAATTTGGTCTTTATTTAACTCTATTGTTGTTTCATGTACATTATCTTTATGATTTGTATTTGTAATTGTTTCTTCTGCATAAGTAGTATCAAATGGAACTTCATTGAATTTCAAAAAGTCAGAAGAAAAATTATCTGTGTTAACAGAAGGGTTAAATTCTATATCCATAAATTTTCTTTATCCAGTAACGTACATCTTTATCCGTAATACGATTTTTTAATTTTTCTTTATGTATAATTTTAGAGTCTGGTATTTCAACTGGGTCTGGGAATTTTCTCCAGTCTTCATTCCAGAATGGGAAACTGCCTACAGGTTCATACATACCATTAGACATTTTTTGGTAGAATACACCACGAATAGCCAGTACCCATGGACGATAAGTAGAGAACACATATTCTCCTGTGCCAGTTATTGTATCAGAATTTACAGGGGCTTCATTAATATTTTTAGTTTGATTTTCTTTTTTAATCGTATTATTTTCAATTTCTTTTTCTTTATTTGTGTTGCCATCTAATATCGGTAATGGGTCAAAAGGTATTTCCGTATTAGGTGGTTCTAATGTAATTGCTTTTTTACCAATATTATAAGCTGTACAATTTAAAGTAAAGATTAAGCCAGAAATAATAGAAGGTGTCATGTAAGAAGACTCTTCTATTTTAATAGGAATATTAACGGCATCATTTACAATTGCTGGATTATGAATATCAGCATTTGTTACATTAATATTAATATAATTATATAATTGTGGATTAGAAATAGTAGCGGATACATCTTCCATTAACCCACCCAATAAAGATACGTCAGAAAAATAAATAGAAACACCAGGTTGTTCATTTAATAGATTATGATAAGAATTATTATAGCAATCTATATCTGATACATGCGTAATATTGTTTAAATTAGCTTTAGCTAATATAGTACCAGGCATTTCTAAGTGATGATTTGTAATATCCATTTGAGGAATAATAGAACCATCTCTATCTCTAATTGTATCTTTTGAAGCCAAGAACTGAATTAAGTAAGACACTGAATTTGTATCTTGATATAAATCAGCTACATCTTCTATCGTTTTAAGGTATTCTTTAAATTGATTTTCTTTTGTTTCTATTTGTTGTGTTACATATTCTTTTGTGTAATTTCCTAATTGTTCAAGCATACGAATAGAATCATATAGATTATTTAATTCTTGCTCAATATAATTAAAGGAAGTATTTAATTCATTTGACGACATAATATCTGAAATTTCAATTGGAACTAATGTTCTTTCTTTTGCTAATTCAGATATCACATCAGATATATTTTGTTCTGTGATTTGTTTATTCATTATTTGGATGGTTCATATTTAAAAATCTTACGAAGCGTGGCATTGTGCCGTCTTCTAAATATTGTTTAAATTCTTTTGTATATTGGATAGTATTATCTTCTTTATTGGTTTCTAATATATCCAAAAAAGAAACGCACCATTTTTCTTTTTCATCAAAAAAACATATAAAAGCAGAAATTTTATTATCGATATCTATAGCTAATCCAAGTTGAACAGGAGAATTAAAAATAACAAATTTCATGCGTTTATATACTTTAGGAAAGTTATGTTTAAAATATTGATGGATTGTTTTATTTATATCAATATAAATAATATCTTTATCTTTATATCTTTTTTCGAAACAATGAGCAATAGTTCCATCAAAAACTAATTCCAATGCCTGAAAAATAAGTTGCGTAGGAATCATATATATCCTTCTTTCTCTTTAATATATATTACATTTCAATATTAATATTATAACAAAAAAACGACGACTATAAAAGCCGTCGTTTAATTTTATATATGTAATTATATATTATAGCCAATCGCCATCGCCTATAAATTGACATAGATTTTCAATGTTATTAATAAAGAAATTGTCTTGAGATAATTGATATCTCTTCCCTTTATAAGCAATTTCAAAATCATGACTAGCAGATACAGATTTTTTTGTTAAAATAGCAATTGCATTATTTTTATTTAATAATTCAGCTAATTTATTATTAATTTGTATTACAAAACTTCCAGCATTAAAAATTTTAATGTTAGAATATTTTTGTAGCATATTAATTGCGGAATCACTATTACCTTGGTCTGATTTACCCATTGAGTAAAATTTAACTTTAGATAAATCAATTGTTGAATCATTAATGAGGTTTTTATCTGTTTTATTGATAATTACTTCTTTATCTCTTATTTGGTTTTTGATTTCAGTTAAGTTATTACTTGTTAATGTTACTGGATTTCTATAATCTAGTGTATTTAATACTTTATTAGTGATAACTGCAACAATGTTTTCGCATACTGAATAAACAATAGATGGAGTGTAATTATCAATTACTTGTTTCCACTCTTGTGTAGGAATATCTAAATATTCAGATAAATCTTCTGTAAAAATAAGAGTATTATTATTAAAGTTATAAGCATAATCATTATTAGCTCTGAACTTAATATTTTCTTTATTGCTAACCAAATAAACAGATTCACTTCGAACATCAGTTAAATCTTCATTTAAATTAATAATATTCAAAGAGTTTGTTTTCTCTTTTAATCTTGTTACAACTTTTGTATATTGTGTATTAACAAAATTGTTTAATTTAGTTTTTACTTCGTTTGGCAATTCATACCATACAGAAGTATATGGATTTAAATAGTATGTATAAGTTTTATCTACAATAATATCGCCGTCATAAATACTATAATTTACAGAAGCAATATCTTCCAAATCAGTGTTATTTTTATCATATACAAGAATATTTTTGCTGCCAGATTTGCTAAAAGTATTTACACGAGTTCGACATTTAATTTTTTCAGCAGCTGTTGTATCATTAATAGTTAAAGAGAAATCAATAGTAACTTTATCTTTAATTTTTTGAGATTGCTCAGAATTAATTTCTACCCATGTTCTAGTATTTTTATCTAATACATAGTTTAATGTTTTATCTACTACAAGGGTTGTGTCATATGATGTAGATAGCATTGAACAAGTATCAAGCTCTGACAAATTAGTTATCTTGTTTTTGTCAACAACAGAAATTGTTCTTGAATGACTATCAGTTTCTAATTCAGTTTGAGTAGTTTTATTTGCGACATCAATATTATTTTCTGATGTTGCTATATTAATATTGTCATCAACATTTTTTAAATAATTAAATTGATTTTTAAAATGATAAGGTAATTCATTCCATTGTTTTGTAACGTTGTTATAGTATTTAGTTAATTCAGGATTCAAAATAACATTAAATTTATCTTGAAATGCTGAATTATTAAATTTATTTAATACAGTGGAATTTTCTGCCACAATATTAAGTTGATTTAAGAAACCATTATTTAAGTGAACATAAAATGCTTCATTAAGATATGAAATATTATTTAATGCTATAGGATTTGGTAATGTGCTTAACATAATATTATATTGCATATCAGAAGAAATTAAATCTTTAAGTGGCAACCATTGTCTTGTTGTAAAATCAAAATATTTAGTTGCATCTTGGTTAATGAACCCATAAGACTTATTAGTAATATTTTGACCATCTTGTAGCTTAAATAACTTTTCGATACTATTTGTCATGTCACTTAATTCATCTAAATCTATTTTTACTAAAACTAATATATCATCATCGCCAGTAGAATAAGAACGACTTTTATGTTCTTCTAGGTTATTTATAATAATAACTCTGTCTGAAGGAATATTAAGTTGTTTAATATATTTTGTGTATGGCATGATTTTATAATCAGACATATAATGTCCTAATATGCCATAAATATCAAGTTCAATATCTTGAGAAGTATTAATTTCTTGTGGTAAACTTACATTTATTGTATTATTTGTAGAAACATCAAATTTTACAAAATTATCATAAGCATTTTGTTTTAATTTAATGCCATATTTATTTTTAGAGAAATTGTTTTGATTAAATTTAATTGTATTGTCAAAAAAGGCAAAGAAACAATTTTGTGTATTTTTTTCTGCGTCAACATTTGTAATGCCTCCTTCTGCCAATTTATCTTTAATAAAAGGCACTAGCATTTCAAATGGGTTAACAGATACATTATTAACTTTAGTGATTTCTTTATCAAATCCTAGGTTTTCACTAAATTGTTTCATGGCGTCTTTAATTTCTTTAGAGGAGCCAGCTACTTCATTAATAGCTTTAACAGCAGATGTTTTATCATCTGTAACCAATTCGTCCGTATTACCTAATTTAAGACGAAGTGATTTAAAATCACCAGCGATAGCTGATGCTAAAAGTTTAAGTCTTTCTATTCTAGTCATGTAAGAAAGGTCCTTTCTGAAAAATAAAATTATTGTTTTGCTGCTTCATATACAGCAACTAAATCTATGTCTTCGCCAAGGTATTCCTCTACGATAGCGATGATTTTATTTTTGAATTCTTCATCAGAAATTTCAGGTTTTGGAGTTGGTTTTGGTTCAGGAGTAGGAGTTGGTTTTGCCTCTGGTTCTTGCTTACTACATTTCAAAATCTCTTTAATTTCAGATAGGATTTCAATAACTTTTTCCAAGGATTGTTTACTAGTCATTAACTATTAATTCCTTTCTTGTAGATAAATGGTAAGAAAGTCTTCTTGTTGGAGTTCTTCATTCTCGATTTCGTCTTTCATCATACGAATTACGTCTCGAAGTTCCTTCCATTTTTTAATAGCATCGTCAGGTGTGTCAGCACTTAATAAGTCATGCATTAACTTATACATTTCAGTGTCTTTATTTTCGATGCATTGGTCGATAATATTAGGCATTCGAATGTCCTTTCTATGTAAAAATAATAAGGGTGAAAGAAGCTTCACCCTTATATATTACTTTTTTACCATTTAAATTTAATGTAATTATCTGGTAAGGTTTCAGTTGTATAACCAGGTTTTAGATTCAAATCATTGACTTGGATATTTCTGATTGTTAACTCTGTTAACGCACTACAATTTTCAAACATATTATCTGTAGATACAGCTTTACTATTATCTAATCGTGGTAAGTTAACAAGTTTAGTACAGTTAGCAAACATGCCATCAAATACATATACATTAGATAAATCTAAATCTGCAATAGTCGTTAATTGTTTACAACTATCGAATACAGATTTACCCATTTTAACAATATGAGGTAAGTTAATTACTTCAAGTTTTGTATTATGGAATGCAGAGTTAGCTAATGTGACATCATTAGGAATCCATAAATCTTTTACATCATTATGAATAGAGCCAGGATGAACAGCAGTTACGAATGGAGCGTATACTTTTTCGTGACCAGCTAATTCTTGTTTAGTTTCTGGAGTAATAGGTCCGCGGCGATTATATAACCAATAATCAGCAGGAGCTACTACTTTACGAATGCCATTTGCATATTCGTCTTTATATTCGCCCCAATAAATAACGTCGTAGTTATTTTCGAGAGCAATGACATCATAATTTTCTGGAATAGATAAATCTCTAATTGAGCGAACATTTCTAATTAATATATGAGTAAGGTTTTTATCGCCTTTAAACATATCGTCTAAATAGAAATCTTCGTATGCTTCATTATCGACAACATTCAAATCTAATTGAGCGTCAATTAATGCATAGCAATTAGCAAATAAATTACTCATATTAGATACGCCTGTAGTAGACATATTCGTTACATGTTTAAGAGAATTACATCCTTTAAACATAGCATTTGCATCTTGTTGCGATAAAGCAATACCATCGATAGCTTCAATTCCATTACAATTTTCAAACATGGAACGAGATACTTTTACGTTAGTAAAATCGATGGTAGGTACTGATTCAAGTACAGAACAATCTTTAAACGCTTGTTCGAAGTTTTTATTAACAGGTAAATTAATGGAATCAACTAAAGTCATTGCTACACAATTTTTAAATAATTGTTTAGCAGTTGTAACTTTAGGTCCATTGACAGCAGGTGCTGATGTGATGCTAATACAGCCTTCGAATAATGAATTAATATTTTTAGCATTTGTATAATCAAACGTAGGAATTACTCGAATTGCTTTACAGTTACGTAACATAGCTTCCATAGATTCAGCTTTTGCTGTGGAAGTCATATTAGGAACATATTGTAATTCATGACAACCATCAAACATAGAAGTGAAATCTAAACAGTTATCTGTTACTAAATCACCTACGTTAGTTAATGCAGTACAATTTTGAAATGTGCTAGTTAAATCACGAGCTACATGAGTATCTAATTTAACTACATTTTTTAATTGTTTAGAATTAGCAAATACATGATGACCAAATTCAACTACTTTAGGAGCTCTAAATTCTACTAAGCGAGAATTAGCTAATGCATAGTTGCCTAAATGCATTTCATTAGGGAACCATAAATGAGTAACTTCTGTATTCGTGAATAAAGAACTATCTGTTTCATCTGAATGCAATTCTGTTACGAATGGAGCATATACTTTTGGATGACCTTGTAATTCATGAATATCTTCAGCGGTAATTGGACCTTCATGTCGCCACAACCAATAATCAGCAGGTACTTCTAATTTTTCATCAGTTTTAGGTGGACGAAGTTTTTCGATAGTATCCTTGCTGTCATTAATCATTTTAACTAAATCCATTAAACCTTTTAATGCATCAATATTTAATGCAGTATTTGTTGGAGTAGGCAAATCAGTTACGAGTTGTTTATTTCTATCTTCAATTAATACGTCAGTATCAGTATCAATCCATAAGTCTTCGATTTTACCAATCAATTTAGCATTCGATTCTTTACAGGATTTTTCCCAGAAGATTTCAACTTCGAAATCATTATAATATAAAGCATTGCCTTTTTCGTCTTTAAAATCTGTTTCGAAGACGATACGGTCAGATAATGTTTCATCATCTTGCCAGCCATTATTAATAATGCGACTCAATGGAACTTCATAGCGACCTTCAGCTAATGTTTCTGTTTTGCATTTTTCTGGGTTCCATTCAATTAATTTAGCTTTTACAGTCACTGTATAGTTAATAGGATATACTTTAGCATATTTATCTGCGTGGAAACCTTTTTTAACTGTTAATGCTGTATGTTGAATATCAGCTAATTCACGAATATTATCGCCAATAGCAATTGGTTTATTTTTAGAATAATAGAAACCATCAACGTCAAAGACTTCTTTACCTTTTACATTAATGATAGCATTATCTGGGAAATCACCAAATGCTTTTGTATTATATTCATCTGTTAAATAGAATACACCTTCACGACCAATACGTAAGTTTACTTTAATTTTAGAGGAAGCTTTATTATCTGCATTTCTCCAGTGAGCCGTATAAATACCTGTGTCATGCGGAATAAATTGTTCGCCTTCTGCTTCATATAAAGTAATACCATAATAAAGGTCAGCGGCATCAATATCGTAATTAGTCACTAAAGCATTTTGTCTTGAGTCTTGACCTTGTTTAGTATACTCTAATGCTTTATTCATATTATGAACATCTAATGTAGCCATTTTATTAGTCGCAATAAAAGTTACATCATAATAGTTTTTATCATCAGCTTGTGTTAATGCTTCGATAATCATTACATAACGAACTTTAGTATTGCTTGTATCAGAATTATCATATTCTTTTAATAATGGATAATTAGATGGATTTGCTTGAGCAGTAAATGTAGACAAACCATTTAGGCCATTTAATGCTTGTACACCATTACGAGTGTTCGCATCAATTTCGCCATATGGGTCAAACATTTTAAATTCAGCTAAGTGCATATCTTTAGATGCATCTACATTTAATGGATATGATTCAGCTACTAATAAGCCATCATCTTTAGCTTGAATTGGGTTTTTAAAATGAGTTAAATTCTTTTCATTAATTACGTAGCATTTTAAAGGACCTGGTTGACCAAACTTCTTAACTTTAATCATGATGTTACCAAGATAATTTCTTTGATAAGAAGTAGGAATACGGAATGTAGTGCCAACGCCTTTGCCTACGGAATTAATTTTTCTTACAATCCAATGTGTATCATCATCAGTTGAAGTATGATATGTTTTTTGTCCTGGATGTGTTGCAATAATTTCACCCATAACAAAAGCACCGTCTACTACAGAACCATAAGAGCGATAAATATCTACCTCATCTTTAAGTACTCTAAAATCTACTGCTGGAGTAAAGATAATAGTTTTACCATCTTTAGATGCTTCAACTACTTGTACTTGTCTAACTTTATTTTCTACTTTAGAGTGAAGAACGATGTGGTCATCTTTTTTGAATAATTTCCAGTCATCTTCAGATACTATAATAGAAGTTTTTGTCATTGGTTCTTTTGAATCTTCTACAGATGTAGCAACTACATCTTTTTCGTGACGAGGCATTTGACGACGGAATGGGTCATAAAAGCCTTCGTATGTTGCATAGTTTTTGCCTAATCCTGCGGATGCAATTTCAGCACGAAGTTCGTATACTTCAGATTTTAATGCGGCAATCGCTGCATTATATGCTTTACGCATAGCTTCTGTATCACTATTTAATAATGCACCTTTGACAGCCGGGAAGAAATAACTTTCCGGCTTGCCGTTTAGGTTAAGTGCATTTTTTACGGTTTCTCTATCTTCAGGAGAAACAGCTATAGCAATTTTTTCAGAAGGAACGCCGCCGACATGAGTTGTATCATTTGCTGATTCAGTGTTATAAATAAAACCTTTGACGTGCAAATATTCTTCAATGTCATGCATATTTAGCATTGAAATACCGACTTTAGTAAATCGTTCTGCCACTTATTCGTTTCTCCATTCTAAAATAATTTTCTTAGGTTTTGGGGTATAAGGTTTACCACCATTATTTTTCTTATATGCTTCTGCTGCTTGCGGATTAGCATTTAAATAATCATTTAATGGGTCAGAGATAATTTCTTCAATATGGTATGGAGAATTAATTGTAATTTTTCCACGATATACATCTTTAGTATATGTAAAAGTAGAGGAATCATTATCTCGTAGTCCAAGGAATAATCCGTCAAGATATATCAGAATTTCATCGTTTGTTTCTAAGATAGCTGGGTCTAATTGATTAGCAGCTACATCAATTGAGAAACCGTCATTAGTAGGAGGAACTTCTATATAAGATTCTACTTTATCTAAATCTTGTTTAACCTCAATTAAAATTTTATCTGTTTCAGAATGTTCCATTATGCGTAAGGAACCATCAACATGATACATCGCTTCACCAAGTTCGTTACGAATAACTTCGTAAGGGAATGTATCCTTGCCGCCAACTACTTTTGTAAGTGAAGAGTTAAAAGAAATTGTGTAGTTGTCAACAATTGTGAATGAGCTTTGTGGTTGTCTTACGCCATCTATATAAACTGACACTCGACCAGGATATAATGAAATTCTATCATCTGGATTTGTATCAGGAACATCGGTCCTGTAAGTCTTATAGACATTAATAGTATTAGGGACGATATGCTTTTCGTCGAGAATAATACGCTTGCAATAAGACTCACTTGGAGCATCAAGAGTTTCTATTACATAAGTAATCATAGCGGGAGCTTTTACAGGAGATGGTAAACTAAAGCCTAACCCATCTTGGTTTTCATTAACATAATATTGTCTGATGCCATCTATGTAAACAGAAAGTAAGCCGTAATTAGGCTCAAACTTATCTGGAATTTTAAAACGACGATTGTCTGTAGTAAATTTATTTTGGCCACCATCTAAATATATATTTTTAATAATTAATGGTTGACCAGCAAAAGCTGTATATTTAAAGGCATAGATATCTAGCCTATCGGAAAATTCATCAAATTGAATATTATATTCTGCTAATTTATCATTATTTAATAAAACAGAAGTTCTAGCATTTTGATAAGAATGACAGAAGCATTCTAATTCTTTAACGACTTGTTTATAGTAAGTATTTGTTGGGTTACATTTAATCCATTTAGATGTATCTTCACCATGTTCATTTTCAGATGTAATCCAAATCCAATAATCACCAACTACGTTACCATTGACAACATCAGTAATGAAGAATTTAATTTCGTTAGTGTTGCCTTTAATGTCTTCTGGTTTACCATGTTGATAAATAGAAGTTTCATTATTTAATAAATAGCCATTAAGATATACTAATGTTTCATTAAATTTACCAGTAATCATAGCTGGTAATGCATTAGCATCACTAAAGAATCGATTATATCTATCTTTTAATAATGTATAGGTTTGACCTTCATGAATACCATTAATTGTTAAAGTGCCAGCATTTTGATTGCGGACAATATCTTCTTCTTTAACTAAAATGCCATCAATGAAAGCAATAATTCTATCTGTTGGTTTTACATCAACATTATCAAATACAATCGTATTATCAGATGGAACATGTCCTGTGCCGTTTTTAACTCGCATCGTAAAGGCAGGGTCTGTTTCTTCGCCTTGTAATTCGGCAACGGCCCATACAGTATTGCGAGGGCAATCAGGAACTGTATATCGTTTATTATCTTCGAATACTAAACCATCTTGATTAGTAATGACTTGCCCACCAATAAATAAAAGGGGGTCTTTATAATATTCTCTGGATAAATTAATATGACCTCTTTGATTGATATCTACATCATATACATAACCAAATTCACGAATAATAGAATGGAATCCAGTTAATTCCATACCTTGCGTACTATCTTGAATAGTAATAATTTTTGTTTGGTCATCTTCTGTATAGGCATCATCTTCTAAATTATAGCCATTAATAAATACATTATGAGGAGCTGCAAAATTAGGAACATAATAGGATGTTTCTTTTTTACCGTTCCATACATGATTTAATTGACCAGTTGTTTTAAAAGAACCAAATTCAAAAGATACGATAAGAACATAATCAAAGTTTTGTGAATAACCATGATTTAAGAAAACACCATCTCTAGTTTTTGTGTAGCCACCATCGCCGAGAATTTTTTCTGGCAATAATAATTCACCAAGAGGAGAGTCTCCCTTAAAACCATATAATTCAAAGTTTTGTTCATCGAATTTAATTTTCGTTGAATTTTGTCCATCTCTATCAACTTTAACTAACCGCTTTTTAATATTACGTAAGCGATTAGAATTAACATGAATAAGAGAAGGACGTTGTTCATAGATTTTACTTTTTGGATATTGAATACAAACATTAGATACTGTTTGATAAGTAAAGTCTAATTTTCTATCTAAAAATACACGGTCAATATTAATATTAGGTACTAAAAATTGACTGAGTTTTGTGTAATCCTCATCGGTACTTTTAAAGATATGACTAGCAAATGTCTCTGGCACATTACCATCAATAGAACATACTCCATCTTGGCAAGTATGACAGATACCATTGTCCATGCCATTATTTACTTTTCCAACGTCCCATTTATGACCGTCACCATCAAATTCGGAGCCGGCTGGAACATCGACTTTATTTTGCTTATCTTCTTCGAGTTGTGTTTCGAAGTCGTTAGCGTTGTAGTCCTTAATTACACTATTGCCAATAACATTTAATGGAGAAATTAATTTATGATTTTCGAACGCAGACATATCGAATTGTGAGCCATCTTGCACTAATGACCGAACTGGTTTCCACGTTGAACCATCAAAGTACATTAAAATATCATTATTAATCCATAACTGTCCAAGTACTGGATTAGAGCTAGGATTAATATTTGTAATTTGGTCTGTGATTTGGAATTTCTCTGAGAATAGATTTTCCCAAACACCAGTATTTTTATGATATCGTTTTAACGCATTTTCTTTTAAATTTAACCACAAAGCGCCATTAACTTTAGCGACAGGAGTACCTTCTTGTTCGGTTGGCGTATCTAATAAATGACGAATGGCTTCGTAATTTTTAGACAAATCTTCATTGTAAAATAATTCAGATTGCCTACCTTTATTGAACTTCCTATTGTAAGGTAATGCCAAAAAGTACACCTACTTTCTTTATGTTAAAACACTAGGAAATGTTTGTTCGTTATATATATTACTACGGAACATAAAATAATCCTAGTCTTGTTCAAATAAAACTAGGATTATTTTTAAATTTCTTTTCTTTTTCTTCCGAGGCGGTAAAAACTTTTATGACCAACAATAAATACTCTGTATTCTTTAATATTATTACAAATATCTTTTGGTAAATAATCATAAGTACAGTAGGTACTATGTTGCCAAATTGGTTCGCCCTCCCAATGATATTCATCAAAAGTGGGCCATTCTTTTAAATTTTTTAAATAAGAATAAGCAAGAGAGTTAATATATTGTTCTCTGAGTAGCTGAATTTTATCATGGTATTCTTTTGGATAAATTAAAAATCCTAACCGAATACCAGGAGCATATACTTTACTAAATGAACCTACTACAAAATTATGCTCTGACTCTTCTAGCATAGATTCTAAATCTAATGTGTAACAGTAATCAATAATTTTAGTAGCTTTTGTATTTATATTGCCATGTTCAAATAAATTATTTTGTTTGTGCGTACAATATATTAAATCACCTTTTGGCTTTTCTTGGCAAATAATTTTATTGTTAATAAAATCAAAAGAAAATGTATCATGGTTAATTTCTAATGCTTCTGCAATAACAGATGGCATTGTCCATGATGGATATTCCACAGAAAATAATGTAGGCTTAAAAGCTTGTAGTGCAATTCTAACTGCTGTTTCTGTACCAGATGTTAAGATAAAATTATCATGTCCTATAAATTCTTTGAATTTACTATATGCTTGTTTCATATCTGGATATTCATAGTAATTTCTATCTATGATTTGTACACCAGTTAGTGGTTCATTTTGTTTAGAAAAATAACCGTCGTGCTTTTTCACATATGTATTTCTTTGCATATTTTAATTTCCAAAATCTTACGAATTGCTTTCCATATGTATGACTAGCATCATTACAAGAAGAGCATGGATATTCACATCCGATTCGTTCATCTAATAACATAATCATTCGTAAGTTTTCTAATCGCTCCTTCCATTGTATCCATAATTTAGAACTGGTTTCTTCTATATTTATTTTACCATATGGATTTGTTCCATACCAGTCATTATTACAAATTAATAGAGAGCCATCTGTATCTATAGAAGTAGTATAAAATGGTTTGCTACAACATTGACATGGAATTTCTTCAGTGCCGACATTAATATTTTTAGAGCGAGAATTTAATAATTGGATATTTTCTTTTTCGTAAAAGCGTCTGAATTCTTTATATTTAATATCTTTATAAATTTCTTTATTTCGTCTAGTGTCTTCAATCGTATATTCAGAAAAAATAAATAATACACCTTTGACTTTGCGATTAATTTCTTTAATTACTTTTTCATTGTCCCCGTTAGTTACGATTTGTATTTTAGCTGATGGACAATACATACGAATGATTTGGCACATATATAGGAGTTGTTCATTTTCTGTTGGTTCTCCCATACCATTAAAGGCGAAAATACCTTTAAAGTTTTTTCTATATGCCTCTACTGCTATTCGAGAAACAATTCGATAATCCATAAATGCAGGTTTTGTTTCTAACACTTCTTTATTTTTCTGTTTGTTAGATTGTGGACAAAACATACAAAAACGTTTACAGATTCTTGATGCACAGAAATTAATTTGCATTAAAGATGTGTCTTTATTGAGAGAGGATATAGATGCCAAATAGCTTTTTATCTGCTGCATTTTATGCTTAATTATGGTAGACATATTATAATCCTATTTGTTTTTAATACATTCTTTACACATATCAGGAACTTGATTTGATAAATGTTGTTGCAATAATTCTTGTTTATTTACAACCTTCATATCTTTAATATTACCTAGAATATGTTTATCTGTGTGACCATAACAACAAGTTCTAATATTTAAATCCACATCTATATATAATCCTTTAAATAGTGACCAGCAAGGGATTTGGTTTACTTTTGATTCTGTTTCACCAACTACGCCACCTAATCCACTGTCATTATATCCGCCTTGTGTTTGAAGTGGAATATAGTAATGAAAAATAGTTGGGAACAAATAATTCATGGTTTTATTATGAGATTCTTTATTATATTTTGTTTCATCAATGACAGTAGATAAGGCAAATTCTGTATTATGTTTTTTACACTCTTTAGCGAATATATTTATATTGTCTATAATTTTTGTAATCGGAATATAATTAGTGCCTGTGATTTCATTGATGTCATTAGAGCCATCTAGTAAATAATTAAAAGAAACTTTTAAAGAATCAATATAAGGAATTGCTTTTTTAACAGACTCAAGACAAGTACCATTCGTAGTTAAATACGTAAAATAACCAAGTTCTTTTAGTTGTTTATAATAATCTGCGAGTTTGGGATGCAATCCAGATTCACCCATGTAGAATAATCCGACTTCTTTTAAATCTGGATATAGTTTTAAATATTCTAGTACTTGATTAAAGTCTTTGTCTGGCATAAATGTTTGTCGTTCATTTTTTGCTATCATTTCTTTTTGGTAGCAAAAATGACATTTAAAAGTGCAGACACCTGTAATTTCAATTTTAGCTGTCGTAATTTTTGTATCCAAACTTAAATTGGTATTATCTGAAATTAATTGAACTCTATCTTGAACCGTCATTAATATATGTTTCCTTAAAATAATCAAAAAATTGTTTACCGTATAATTTGCCATTAGCGTTGCATTCTCTACACAATGGAACCATATTGCGTCCACAAAATGCCATATCTCGTTTCGTTAAAAAATTAATATGATTCCAAATATCCCAAATGCTATGAGTTAATATATTGCCACATGGATGTTCTCCATACCAGTCATTATCACACAATAAAATATCACCATTCACATCAATAGTCATTTTAAAGAATGGGATATAGCAAGCATCTAGCATATGACTATAGTCTTTTTTTGTTTTGACATTGCCCGCTCTATTATTGAGTGCATTATAATTTTCTTTTTTATAGATTTGTTTTTGTTTAATATTTGGAATACCTTCAAAGATAACATTATGAAAATCTGTTTCCATTTTAGAATATTCAGAAATCGTAAATGATATTTTAGGAAATTCTTTTGCAATTTGCTTAATAACTCTAAAGTTATCTCCGTTAGATATAATATTAATATTAGCAGTAGGACAAGCCTCAATAGCTCTTTTAATTATAATATTAATGGCTGGATGATATGTTGGTTCTCCAAAGCCACTAAAAGAAAAAGTGCCATCAAAATTATGTTCTTTACATTCTTGTAAAATTCTATCAATGATATCCAAAGAAATAATCGTACCTTTTTCTATATTAGTTTGTTTAATTTTTTCTGTATTTGAATTAGGACAAAATGGACATGCTCGTTCACAATGTCTTGATAACGAAATATTAATTTGTGCTAACGAATTAATATTATTTAATTTATAATCATGTTTAATCAAATATTGTTCTAATTGATTAATTCTATTGTTTATGTTATTCACGTAATGTACCCTCCAATACATATTATTATATGAAAAAAAGAGAGCATTGTCTATGCTCTCTTATAGTTCTTGAGTTCTAATTTTATGGGCAAATTGTTTATAATATGGACATCCTTTAGACCAATCTTCTTTCCAGCAGGACTTTTCGCATACATCAAAAAATTCGCAGGTTAAACAAGTTGCATGAACTCTACATAATTTTCTTTTATTGAAAGTTTCTTCATACGTATCTGTTATAATATTGGCAAAGCCATTATATTCACAGAATTGACTACAGGTTGTGATATTACCAGATGGATGTATTGTCAATGAGGTAGAAGAACAATCAGGTGTATCTTTATATTCTTCTATGTATTGTGTGTTTATTATATTTTCTACACAGCAATTAACGATAGAATGTTTAGATAACTTATAGAACATTTCCATAAATTCTTCTTGCCGTTGACTAGAAGGTTGATGATTAGATGCATCCTCGCCATTATCTATAATTTTAGAAAAGAATACTTCATCAAAATATAACATCTCTAATAGTCTTAATAACTTCTTTTCTATGTTAGGCTTAGCTAATAATTCTTTAGTCATACAAATATTAAGTCTGCGAGTAGCAGTCGTATATTTAGCAATGCGTTTTACATTTCGCATCCAAGTTAATAATTGTTTAATAGAACCAAAACGCACGCCAATATCAAAGCTGGTTGTAATGATATCCATTTGTCGTAACACAGCAATATCTAATACTGTTAATGGTTTTACCAGATTAGTCGTAATTCTCCAAAAGCAATCTTGCCTTTTTTTAGTGAGTTGATACATAGCATCTAAGTCACCAAGTAAAGGTTCGCCTCCGAAAAAAGCAACATTCGCATGTTTAGGTAACCATGTTTCTAGTAATTCAAATGGATATGAAATCGCTTTTCCATTTTTATTAGCTGCGTCTAAACAATGCGTGCAAGATAAATTGCACGCATTAGTAGTTTTAATTAATATTTCCATATATTATCTATGATGGCAAGAAGCATGACAACTAGAATGACATAATTTTGTGGTCAATTCTACTTGAGGTAACTGTTCCCATCTTTCATAAAATTTTAATAATAATTTTTTAAGTTGGTCTGCATTAGTTGGTTGACCTTGTAATGCAATAAATTCATGCTCTAAATCATTTACGTAATTATTGATGCGGTATTCATCGTTAAGACGAGCGTATTGTGTTTCATCACCTAATACTTTTACCTTGCCGTTATCATCAAATTCTTCACGAACATGAACCCGACGAATAGATGACCAATAATATGCAATACGTTTTACTTTATTATATACATCAACTGAATCCATTTTGTCGCCAGGTCTAATATCTATTGCAGAAGATAATTGTGGTAAGTTAGAATTAATACCAAAAGCTCTACGAATATCACGTTCAAATTGATTTAATTGGTCACTGTTTTTTAAATCACCAAAAGGCACGTTATCTGAATGCCAAACAACTTTGCCTTTAATTTTATTTGTAATTTCAGTATTAACAAAATCTAATACTTCATTAATACGAGTGGGATAATTTGCTGCAAAAGCCATTTAAAATTCTCCGTTCTTTACTTTATTAAAAGTTTGTTTGGGGAATTTACATGCCCCATAGAAAGTTTCGCAATCGCCACCGCAGTACTCAAATAAATCACAAGTAAAACATTCTGGATTTCTTTTTTCTTTATTTTCGCTAATGCAAGAATTGGGACAAGCAATAGTAGACCCATCTGCATTAATCGTAATTAAAGATTTTGAACATTCTGTATTATATACATTTATATTATATATAATAGCTTTTTTCATTCTTTGATATAATACATTTTTTTCTTTAGGCAATAATGCAAACATATCTGTTAGATATTTATCTGCCCAAGAATAGATAGTTAGTTCATCATCTTGAATATCAGGAATAGACACACGCTCTATATCTACATAAGCTGGATTTAATTCTTCAATAATTTTCATTAATTCTGCTGGTTTTTGTTTCATTTGTTCAACAGATAATGTAATGACGAGCGTATAATCTTTTAGTAATTTTACTTGTCGTTTAAATATTTCAAAGTCTTTAGGATTATAAAATCTATCGACACTATAAGAAGTGGCGACATTTCCTGGTCCTAATTTTTCGAGTACTTTAGATTGCTGTTCACCTATACCTATTACCATATTTGAAGTCATAGAATATTCTTTATCGGGATATTTTTCCATAACTTTAAGTATAAGGTCTGGATTTAATAATGGCTCACCACCATGAAAAATAATATAATCTGGGTTATATGTATCAATAGCTTGGTACGCAATATCTTCTGTCATGTATATAGGCTTTTTAGGCACATAACAAAAGGGACATTTCATATTGCAATTTTCCGTTACTTTTAGATACATCACTTGTTTTTTAGTCATATATGATACGATAACCTCTTTGTTGCAACATGCGTGCTAACCTTGTATTAAACTTATAATAATTTAATTCGTTATATCCAAATGTACAATCTGGATTATTAATATATTCTTCGATAGACATATCAAACAAATCTGTGTTATATCCACGTTGTTTAAACGTAGTATATACTTTATGATAACAGTTTGTATCAAATAATTGTTGAGCTGTCATATTATCTGCTTTTAAAAAATTAAAGCTATCAGAAATAATACCGAATTCTTCATATTCTTTACGTTGATATTTTTTAATTTCAGTGACGATATCACAGACTCTAAAATAATGAAATTTATCTCGTGCCCATTTTTCATCTATGCAATTAATTGCAAATTCAGATGGGAACCAAGAGGGACGTCTATCTACTGAAGAATAGTCTGGAGCTATTCCATATTCATCTTCTGACATAGGAGATATAATTGTATCTGGGAAGCCATACATATCTTCTGCATGATGCAAAGAAAAAATATTGTAGTTAATAATTTCTCTATATTCTTGATAGGTTAATCCAAGAAGATGACAATAGGCTTTCATAAATACATTAAAGTCTTTAATAGGATATACTTTATATTGTCTTGTTCCTGTATCTGATAAATTTTTAAGATATTCTTCGAAGTCAACATTAATTTTTAATCCATTATGCCAATCTTCTTCTTCATGTAATTCAAAAAACTCTGGAGTGATGTAAGAAAATTTTGATGGATATTCAGTGATAAATGTTTTATGCATTATATTAATGAACATCTTTAAAGTCCTCTTGCATATTACGAACGGCTACACCTACTGGATTTTTTTCGTTTACCATAAAATAAATCATAGAATATCCTTTAATAGATGTTTCTGTAAACATTTTATAGAATGCTAATTTAGTTCTAGCAAATTCTAATAGAATAAATAAATTCCAAAATTCTTCTTCGTGGCGAAGAGAAATAATATTTGTACCAACTTGTTCAGAAGTTTCTTCTTCTAATTTCAAAATATCATTATCGTACTCATCACCAGCAATCATAATATCTGTAGCAAATTTTAAATTATATAGAACGTTGATAACTTCATTTAATAATTCATAATTATGTTCTACGAAATTTTTATTGACTGGATTTTTTGTATGCATAATAGTATCTTCTAATGCATTAATAATAATTTGATTCAAAATTGGAATAGATATTTGTCGATTCGTTTTAATATATTCTTTAATTAATTCCGTAACATATTCATCAGGAGCATCATCAAGAATTAAATGACAATTTTGCATATTAATATTAGCAATATAGTTAATGAATTGTTTAGGAGTTAATGTCATAGAATCTTTAACAATTATATGAAAATCATAATTTTGAATTTTCATATAATATTTGTCTACCTGTTCTCCTACTAATGGTAAAGAGATAACAACTTGTTCTTTATTTTTTTTCATCGTATTCTCCAGCAATTACTTTCTTAAATGATTCTTTAGGAAATGCACAAATATCTTGATACATTAAACAGTCGCCACCGCAATATTCTGTAATATCACAAGTCAAACATTTTTTAAAACGAGTAGCGAATTTTTGACGTTCACATAAGTTACCAGTATTACCGTCTGGCAAAATAATTAAATGTTTTAAACAAGAACCGCAGTATACAGCGTGATGTTCTGTTTGTGTTTCTTTTGCTTTTTTATAAAATTCATTAATGCGTAGTGGCATATATTTAGTTAATTCACCAATATAAGCATCTACATCATTATAATATTGTTGGTCTTTCGTAATTGAAATACCCTTATAATCAAAGAGTCTATCAAAAATTACATTAGACGGACCAATAATTGAAATTAATATAGCTAATTCTTCTGGAGGAATTTCTAATTGGTCTTTAGTAATCGTTAACAATAATTCGTAGTCTTTTTTAATACTGCGTAACCAAGCTAATTGTTCGAGGTATCGTTTAAATAAATGATTATTGGAAAATCTATCAACACTATAAGATGTTGTAATATAGTTACAACGTTTTAATATTTCACGACGTTCTACATCAAGAGGCACTGTCATATTTGTCATAATAGCATATTCTAAGTCTGGGAATTCATTCATCACATCAAGAATGACTTTACTATTTAATAACGGTTCGCCACCGAAAAAAATTAATCTGTGAATTCTGTCATGATATTTTTTAACAGATGCGATGGCTGTTTCACTAGTCATTCTATCATCTGTATGCTCTTGATAACAGAATGGACAATCCATATTACAAGAATTGGTAACTACTAATAGAGTGTTTAAATCTTTGAGTGCTGGCATTGTTGTTCCTTTCTGAAAGAAGATATAATTTGCTTCATATGTGAGCAATGCTCTTCTTCATCTTCATTAACTTTAATGTCATGAATATTTTTATAACATGAATTACATAGCAAAAAATTATCGCATGTAATACATTCTGATTTAATATATGGATAATCTTTAGCAATTTCTTGTTCATCGTATTCTGATAATTCATATGTTTTATCAGATGTATAATGATTATCTCCAAAAGAACCACATGGGTGAACTAATCCTTCTGGATTAAAAGCTCGTATGCCGTGAAGGCAATCTCTATTCCATGGACATACAGAACTTTTACCCTTTAATATGTTAGTAATTACTTGTTTTGTATTAAATTCAAAATCCATTAAGCCAGCTTTATATATATTAATATAATGTTGCATCATTTTCCAATGAGGATAATACTGTTTACTTCTACCTGATTGAACAGCTGGATTAATTCTACAAATAGTTCCGAGACGTTTAGCGAGCTCTACTGTTTTAATAACAGTATCTTCATTTTCTTCTGTAATAACAGTTAAAAACGAAAAACGTTCGCCTCTGTCTTTTTCATACATGTCCATGATTTTAATCATGTCTTCTTCTGTATATGGTGTACCATCTGGTTTTAATCGTTGATTGCCATATTGAAAAGAATTCATAATTCTAAATCTACGTTTTTTAAACAATGGTCGCCACTTATCTGGATGTTCATAATAATCCCAGAGATTAGTTGTTAAACATACATATACATCTGTATGACCATATTTATCTAATAGTTTATCTAGCTCAAAATAATAAGACGGCGGGACCATTAATGGGTCACCGCCGTTAATAATTACAGTTCCTATATTGTATTTTTCAAGATAGGGACGTAACATATTTAAATCAAATAAGGTATGTTCTTTAGATATATTATTAGATGAACAGAATGTACATTTAAACTGGCAAGCCATTGTAGGCTTGATAATTAAATCCATTTATTTTAATTTAATCCTTAATCTACGTTTATCTGTTTTATTATCATCTTCAACTAAGATACCAATGACTTGCAATGGGTTATCTTTAGTTGCATTATATAATCTAGCACATCCTTTTACATTAGAAGGTACTACATAATTATTTCGAACAGCTTTGCCTACGAAGTTAACATGTACTCTACCTGCCAATGCAACGGGGATATTCCTCTTTAGATTATACTCTAAAAAGTCTTCTCCGTCAATTGGTTCTTCACCGCCAATTACATGTCCAAACTCATCAGAATGAACGCCAATAATAGGAACACATGATTCTCCATCATAAGCAATATATTCTTCTTTGTCTGAATTTGGTTTTAATATGATTAAGTCACCTGGTTCTGTTTCTTCGCCTTTATGGAAAAATTCTGCATAGTCAGACCAATAAGAACCATAGATTCGTTGACCACTAATTTCTTCAGCAGCAATTGTACCTACTTTTAAATTAGGAATTGTTAATGTTTTAGAAGAGGCATTATATAAAATATCTGGCACATATTTTACTGCTTTTTCTTTTGTATTATTAATAAATAAAGCAGGCATTTTATTTTCTTTGCCTTCTTCAATATTAATAGAAGTAGCTTTAATATTAGTTAAATTAAAAGAGTATGTACCGTCTTCTAATTGTGTCGCATTAACTTCATTAACGTCGCCACCAACTTTAAATTTAAGAGCCTTGAATTTTTCTTTAACTTTATTTTCAAGCTTTTCAAACATAGGCAAATATCTTGAGTCATGATGATGTGTTTCAACATCACCAGTTAAACCAAGATTATTAAGAGCCGCTGTTTTATCTGTTAAATCAGATAAGTTAGCTGTACGCATTAATCTATTCTTAATTGCATCAGCATAAATACTTATCCATTTATTATCTTTTTTCCATTTTAAAATACTCATGCTTATACCTCAGAATAAATTTGAATTAATACTTTAATTTTATTGGTTGTTTTATTAATGATGTCGATGCATTGTTTATTCGCTGCGTTTTTGTAAATGGCTTTAGTAATAGCAGCGTCATTTTCTAAAAACTTTTTATACGTAGGAGATGTAGTCACATCATCTTGTACCAATACTTCTGCTGCGATATATTTTGTGCCGAGGCTTTCGTAAGTATATGTTGCACCTAATGCAATTTCTGTTTCGATAAATTTAACTTCATTATTTGCTATAGGAACTTCTGTAGGTCGATTACTAGCACTATATGCATTAGATGTAAATAAAGTCATGCCATTAGCTTTTGCTTTGGTTGCTTCTACAATAGTATGAATAGTAGGAGTCGCTTTAAGCGTTTTGTAATTTACATCACCTGTAATTAAATTAATAAACGCACCATTATCGTTAAATAAAATATAACCAGTTTTAATATCGAGGAAGAATTTTTGATTTAATCCCCAATGCGTTGTAACTGGTCCACCAGATGTATAATCAAAAGTGAAGAAATTAGTTTCATCTTCTTCCTCAGCTAAGTCTGGGTCTGGATTGGTAGAATGAACTTGTCCATCTGCTAATTCATTTGTAATTTCTATTAAAGAATAAATAGCATAATTGCCATATAATTTAATTTTACCTTCTGCATTAGTAACAGAAATTAAATTATCTCTAATGAAAGAAGTAGTTACATAAATCTTATCATCAAAAATAGAAATAATAACTGGCATTTTTTTAGATTTAAAATTAGTTAATTCTTCTAATGTGGTAGCGAATACACCAGCAATAAATAAATTACCGCCACGTAATTCACCTGTACGATTAATATCAGAATTACTAATGAAACCCATCATACCATTAAGACCATTAATCGGATTTGACTTATTAATAATGCCATTAATACGGTTTTCAAGACCCAGCATATCTACTTTAGTAGGAATACTTTCTGGCAAGAAACGAGATGGAATACGACCGTTTACTAATTCTACTGAGTTACCAGATGCGTCTAATCTACTTTTTAGTGTTGCTGTTGTTTGTTCTAATGTATTAATTTTACTTGTATGAGTAGTAACAGAATCAGAAGCAGTTTGTAAATTAGTTTTTAGTGTAGATAATTCGCTTTTTAAATTATTAACACTTGTACCCAAAGCTACTAAAGAGTTATTAGCATCGCCAGATGTATTAGTTAAAGCAACAATAGCATTGTCGATAGTAGATTTAACAGCTTCTAAACGATTTAGTCGTTGTTCATTATTGTTAATTAAGTTTTGTACACTACCATCTAAATCAGTCATTGTAATAGGTGTATCTGATAAACGGAAGCCACGTTTAAATGCAGTGTTAACACCTTGTACAGAACGAAGTAATTCTTTGATATTTTCATTCATATCATCAATCGTAAGAGGAGTGTCTTTTCGATGATAATCAGAACGAGCTTCGTCTTTACTTAATTTTTTATTATTTAAATTTTGTAATTCATTTCTAACAGGTGTGTCATTATAAGAATTTGTTCCATGATTTGCATTAGTAATTGCATTTTGTAAATCTGCATCTAAATCTGCAAATCGAATCATACCTGAATGAAGGGCATGTTCAATCCAATCAATTAATGTTTGGTCTAAATGCTCTAATTTAATTTTTTGACTCTTAGCCATATATTAATTCCTTTCTTTATTTCCAAACACCATTGAAAGCAATCCAATCATTGCCTTGTCTGAATTTAATCATGCGTTCATTTGTATCGAACCATAAACTATTTTGTTCAGCAGGGACAGGTGGATTTGGACCAATAGATAGTCCATTAATATTTGTAACTTTTGGAGAGAAGCTATCATCAATTAAATAACCAGGTAATTTACCAGCACTATTTAATACAGGGATATCGCCAGGTTTTTCACCAGTTGTATGACCTTTTACATAATCAGAATTACCGCCAGATGCTGGTAATGCGGCTGGAAAATCGATAATGTCACTTACGTGATGAGCATGGTTTTTATATTCTACATTATCAATAATGCCATACCCACGTAAAGAGTTAGGACGGCCAACGATTTGAGACCATTCAATAGTAGGTAATGGTTCTTCACCAGTACCTAAATGATTGTCATCAATATCAGCTACTTCAATATCTTCAATCCATAAGTCACCATTTTCGGAAGCTTCTGGTGCACAACAACCCATGAATATACGAGGGTATGGATTGCCAATACGGAATACACGCATATAGCGAACTGTAATTTCTTGACCAGGAATTAATTCTTCATCGAGTGCAAAATGGCGAGTATCGATTTCTTCTACACCACCTGATTTGGCATCACGGCGTAATACATCGTCAATATATACTTCTAAATAAGAACGTCTAGGAATATATTCACCATGTTCTAATTCAAATACATGTTTGCCTGCTTTTTTAACAACTCGACGAGTTTCACCTTCTGTATTTGTATATACTGTTACTTCGCCATTAGCACTTTGTTCTGATGTCTTTTTAATAGTAAATACTTCTGTGATAATCATAGTATCACGAGCAATACTTAATGTGCCATCATTTTTAATGCCAGCAGGTACCCAAGATGTTTCAGAAGAATAGGACATATCTGTTGATGCCCATACTTCTTTTGTTTCAAGACCTGTTTTATAGTTAATTTTATAATATGGCTTACCATTATTATGATAAACCTTATCTCCATCAATATAAGCATTTTCTAATAATTGTCCGTCTTTAGTAACTAACGCGCCTTTTAGTTTCACAGACATAATGCCGCTTTGAGGATTTACTTTAATAGTACCATAAGGAATACGAGACCAATCTAACCGACTTGCATTTTCTTCTGTCACAATCATCGTGCGATTATGTTGTGCAATCGATTCGCCTACTTTATGTATTCCTCTTGGTTGTTGAGGAGCTTGAGGCATATTAAAATATCCTTCCTAAAAAAATTTGTTAATAAAAAGCTTTTTGTTAACAAACGTGAGTTTGTTCAATGTATATATTACCATAGTTGAATAGCAAAATAAAATAAAAAAACGGAGACTTTCGTCTCCGCAATCTTATCTGTTATTGTTGATTAACGCTTTAATAACAGCAATGTCATGTTGAATATTTTCAATTTTTGTTTCTATTTTGTCAAAGTCTGTTTTTTTAGACATAGTGTCGTGGTATCGTTTATTTTCACTATCGATGGTCTTGCTTCGTTCGTCATGAGTAATCAAAGTATCATGTATGTCATCTAATGTTTTGTCAACACTCGTTAACACGTTTTGTATACTTTTAAGCAATTCACCTTGTTTAACAATATCATTATGTAATTCATTGTTAAGGCGATGTGCTTCACTAAGACGACGTTCTTCAAGAGCATCTCGTCTTTTGGCTGCATCGAAATTTTTTTTGTCTTTATCAGGTTTGATTTTAACAAAATAATATAATGCGTAACCGATGATAGTAAACATGAGTACCATCTCAACCGGATTTTGCACATTTGATTTTATTATGAAATCCAAAACTGAGACGATTACTTCACTCATTTTTTTCCTTACTTATTTTAAAAAAACAATACAACATTCATCTATCATATTACGCTGCGTAAACTTCATTTTAGCTTTAAAGTTTAGCAATTTCGAAATATAAATTTTTAAGGTCTGCTGGTTTAAACTTTTTATTTTCTGTTGATAATAATTCAAATTTAATTGTACAGAAATTAGAAGTACTATCTTTTTCTAAACCATTGTTTTTTTCTCCAGAAAGTACAATACCTTCCATTGAAATAATACCATAGTTATCTACTTTTTGGATTTCTACTTCTTTATTATTGACTTGGATTTTACATTCATCTAATAAAACCTTATCTTCTTCATATTCAAAAAATAAATTAATATTAAAATCAGAAAAATCTGGAACTGTTACATCACCAAAGCGATTATTCCATAATTCTAAAAATAGGGTAATGTTATTTGCTTTATTTAATGTACCAGCGTACATTTCATTAGTTGGCTCATATGTGTCAGAGGTATCTACTTTAGCATACCATTCTAATGTATTATTCACGACGACCTCCAATTTTTAATCTATTAATATAAATAGTAGCACCTGTTTTTACAAGATAATCTTTTAGAATAATATTTGCATTGGGTGCTGCTACTGAATCAGTATTAATAGTATAATCTGCATTTTTAATTAACACACGGTTATCATTTTCTGATACATAAAAAATACTAATGAAATCGTTAAGTCCATAATCAGAAATAGTATTTGTTTTTTGAGCTGTAAATACTAATGATTCTTCAGGATTTTCAGTAACCATTCTATCTGTAATTCGTTTAGACATTTGATTAATATCAATAACGGAATTAGTAGTTAATACATTAGATGTATCAGGGATAGCTTGTTCTACTGTATTAATGCGATTAGAAATACTTGTATTTGTATCTGTTTGATTTCGTTTAAATGTATTAAGTTCTTCTCTTAATAATTTATTATCTTCTTGAACAGCTTTAATCGTATTAAAAGTATCTTTCATAACCAAAGATAATTGGTCATAGTTCCAGATGTGTTTTGAAATTTTATATTCAATACATTGATTAGGTTTTAATGGAATTAATATTTTAAAGAAATTAGACATAACATCACGAACGGTCATATCATTTTTATCGACAGTTTCTGTGTTATTTTTCATTTCTTTAAAATCTACGTCGTATACTAATCGCTTACCATCAACCCAAACTTCTAATTGATTTTCGCCAACTTGGTATTTTTCTTCTGTTTCAAATACTTTATTAGTATGGTCAGCAGAAAAATAAATGTGATTGCCATTTACAAAAACAGCGGCTCTTTGGAATGTTTCATTCGTATTAGCAGATGCTACTTGATGGTGTACGATAGCTTGTACTGGGGTACTTCTATCTAATGGTTCTACCAATTTAAAACCAATACCTTTAGCTAGATATGGCTTATCTGGTGTATCATTCGATACGACTTCTTCGTATTGGTCTTTCATAATAACGATGTTATCAATTAAGATTAATAAAGAATCTGTCCCAGGTACATAATTCATATCCATTCTATCAGCAGGGAATAAGAATGTTTGGTCATCTGTTGGATAATGTGCAGTATCTTCTGGATTAAACATATACGAATTATTAATAGCCATTGTAGAATGGTCATTAATTTTAACCCAGCCAAATACACCATTTGTTGCTTTCCAAATTAGTAATTCATTATTTTTTTCATCATACCAGATATCATTTTCTTCTGGCTGTTCTGGTTCAATGAAATAAATAAATTTTGGTTTTTTATATGGCTCGCCATTAATCCAAAGCATGCCATCTCTATCTACGAATAATTTTCTATACGTTCTATGATTCGTATAAATAATAGCAGTAATGTCACCATCTACATGCCAATAGATTTGCCCGATTAAATAATCTGGAGCATAATCTGGAAATTGAATATGAGATGGAGAAGTAGAGATGACAGATTTTTCATATTTATAATCGCCATCTTGTGTCAAGATAATGGAATCAATTCTATCTTCGGCTTTATAATAGGTAACTTTAATTTGCTGACCAATCCAATCGCCAACATTAATATATACTTTATTGTCAGAGATTTTAATAATTGGTACATGCAAATTTGTTTCTGCTTCACTTAATTTAATATCTTGTTCTGTAGGTCGAACACTATCTTGAACAGTATTGTCATATTCAATATGTTTTTGATTTGTAGATGAATATGGTCTATATTGTAATGTTAAATATCCTTCTTTTGGACATGTAATGGTTTCTGTAATTTGTCTGGCATTAATTGTCCCTGCATTAAATGTACGAGCAGGAACAATTTGCTCTTGTCCTTGTTTATTAATAAAAGTACCTTCAGTAACATTTACTTTGAATGTTTTTGTATCAGCTGTGATATCAAATCCTTCAACGATACCAGCGCCTCCTAATCGAAGACGCTCTCTATCAATCCAGCCTTTTACAGTATTAAAGTTATGATTAATGTCAGATGCTTTTATTCCTGGACCAAAGTCTAGTATTTTTAATTTTTTTTCCATAGTCATTCCTATTCAAAAATTAATACAGGGATTTCTCCAGAAGCTATATGTTTATCTAATTCTTTTAACAATAATGATTCATATTGTTGTAAAGCTTTAGGTAACTTAATAATTAATGTTGACCCTATTCTATATGGTCTACCATACATATTACCGATATCAATCATATTAAAATCGTTTTTTGCATTGTCTGGTAAGCCACCGCCAAAGATACGAATGTCAATTACTTTAGGAGCTTTAGTTACTTCAGTATATAATTCACACAAAATAATTCCATGCTTATCCATACTATATTCATTAACATCAATAAGATTTAGTAAATTAATTTTATCGATATGTCCACGTTTAGTACACAAATAATATGTTTTCGTAACATCTGGGATTTCTAATGATTGTTTATATGGTATATATATTTCTTGTTCAGAACTATAAATAGGGTCTATATCAATATATACTTTTTCTTCTCGATTAAAATAAGAAAGATTTAATTGTGTTTCGGTATAATTAATATCTTCTTGTTTGTAGAGGAGAACTGTATGTCTTGTTGTTAAGTATGATATATATCCATCTTGCTTAATAGGGTCTATCATATAACCAGGTTGTTTTCTAAAATACAAATCACCTGCATTAGACATACCGACAAAAGATATATTGGCATCTGATGGATTAACGCTAATTAAATTATAATTATTACCGATAGCATAATTATCATTTTTTAATAATTCAGAAAGATTAACTGTATTATGATAAGCACTAATTTTTTGTTCAGTTTGTGCAATGTAATCTACTGGGTCATTTGTAATCCATGTCAATTTATTAGTTGTTTTATAATATGATTGCAAGAATACATACATCATAACGTCATAAATAATTTTATAATTATCTACTATATTATCCGCAAAAGAATCTGGAGCTACAATTAGATAACCAGTGTTTGGCTTACTATAAATTAACACATCTTCATATACTTGTTCTAGTTTATAGCCCAAATCTATTAAAGAATCATCGCCTGGATTTGTTTGTACAATTTTAAAATAATGACTTGGCTTTTTCTTTCTATCTGTATTGCGATAGAAATTATTTAGATGTCCTTCTTGGGTATCGAAATCAGTATCTTTATTTGCTTCATAAATATATTGTGTATGATTTTTAACGAAGCACCAGATATTACAATATGTATTTAATACTTCTTGGAAATTCATTTGATTTGGTAGATGACTAACGTCATTGCATCTAACAAACATAAAATCAGATTCTGATGGTTGATATTTTAATAGATATTGTGGGATTAATGTACCTTCATTAACCGTAATATTTGATGGACATAAATTACGATGATAGCCATCGCCGAATATTTTAATTAATTGATTGGCTAATGGAAGTTCTTGTGTAGAATCTGCTACAGTAACTTTTAAATTATATTTTTCTGTATCTGAGAACTTCATGTTCTTTTTGACTACAGCATTGACAGAAAACATAATGGGAGAAAATTCAGTTACGTTTCTTGGTTCATATATATAAGAACTTCCTAGTCTTTTTATTTCTGTATTTTTTAATAAGTTTTTATTAGAATCAAAAAAGAATGCTGATGGATTTTCTATAATATCGTAAGCTTTTAATTGCTTAGATGTATTTCTAGCAAATTCTTTTTTAATATTAAAGTGAACTTTATAACTAGAATCAAATGTATCAATAAAGGCTAAAGGAATATCTTTATATTGCACATCTTGTGTTTGTTCTATTTTATCTGTTCCGATGTGAATTTTCATTCCTTTGCCTCCCGTAAAATAACGTATTGATTTCCATTTGGGTAAATAGACGTATTAATATAAGAATTAATATGACCATCTTCATGACTGTCATAATGTACTAATACATCTAGCTGATTTGTTGAAATATCGATTTCATACATATCAGTTATTTTATTATAATTAATAGCGTAGCTATCTTTCTTTTTATATTCAATAATTAATTCGTCATATACAGAGCTCATATCTTCTGTCATTGTAATAGTTGATGTATCATAATTAATTGAATAATTAGAACTATCTATTTTTTCATAATCATCTGCATATAAGCCAATAGAATTAACCATACCTTTTGGTGTTCTATAAATATATTCTTTATTGACGAACGAATCTTTTTTAATACCATACATTAATATTTGACTATTTTCTAATATATTTTTTTCTAAAGAAAAGGCAGATTCATCTGCTGGGATAATTTCACGTTCCCAGTTAGTAAATACATAAGAGTAATCAGATACGTCTGTGTATTCCAAAATAAAATAATCATAACTATTTTTAGAAAGAGAAATAATATTATTATGTCTTTGGTATTGTGTGGCATCAATTTCAGTATAATTTTTAACAATATCTTGTATTGTTTCTTTTGACATATCAATAGTATTATCTATTGAATTAACACCATATAATTTAATTCCATATGCGTGTTCTGGTAAATTGCCTGGAATTACAATTTGTTGGTTATTCTTAAATAATTTATATTTAATATGTTCCGTTACATATTCACGATAACTAGCTGAAATATCAAAGCTGTCTTTTTTATCTTTATCTGTAACGATAATTGGACTTGTTACCGAGCCATTTACATATACAGTAAAATGAGTGTCGGCAAAAATATTTTTTACTTTTCCATCTTCCATTTTCAAATCAATAGAATAGATATCAGAAATAATATTAAATGCGATTGGTAACATTCCATTTTCTGGTTGAATAATTTTTGTCGTAATCTTTTTATTCGTTTCTTTGTCTTTAATAATCAGTGTTTTATTAGAAACAGTATATTCAAAGATATATTCTTTTTGTGTATTAATAAATAAATCTTGGATTGTATTTCTTTCTTGTTTAGAAACAATACTATACGGAGCTTCTTTTGTAGGGTCGGTATACGTTGGTACATGATGAATCACCATATCCCAAATAACTTTTTTAACTTTATCCAAGTTAATATCTATCCAAGAACCATCTGTTTTATATTGTTTTGTAGTTGTTGGAATGAAATTTCCATCTTCAATAGAAGTAATTGTGATATTCGAAACTTTACCAGACTCACCTCTGAATTTAAGACTAACCATAGTATCTTCTTTTAATGTAAAAGAATTATTAGCGTCTAATAAATTTTTAGGTTCATCTTCTGTTGTTTCTTCATCATCTGGATGCAATGAATCATAAGTAAATACAAAAGCTTCTATATCATTTTTATGGTTTACTTCTTCTGTTTTATATTTAAGATAGTAAGTTCCAGCTTGTAAAGGAATTCTTGATTGTTCTAATTCGAAATCATGGTCGCCATTTTCAAATACAAACGTTTTATCTTTAAATTGTATTCTGCCGCCACGAGAATTATCTAATTCATAATCCCATTTGTCAGGAGTTTTTTGTTGAATATTTGTTTCTTTTAGTATATTGGTTGCATTAGAATAGAAGCCTAATACATAATTAGCAAACATATATGGTAAATCAAATTCTCCAATAGTTATGTTTCTAGTATCAGATAATACATATTCTAAGGTAACTCTTTTTTTCTTAATAGTAAAAATTAGCTGAACGTCTTGATGCTTTGGTTTTAATGAATGGGCATTTTGGAATAGTATATTAAAATTGTCATATTGTTTTTCCATAATAGAAAAATCATTATAACCAATTTTAAATAACAAAGCTTTTGTGCTTGTTTCTACTAATTGTCCATCGCCAATAAAAAATCCGAAGCCAGATTTATTATATGTAACCGTTATGTAGATTTTTAGGTCACCGCTAAATATATAGCGGCAACCTAATATATCTTGTTCATAAAATCTGAGACCTTCAGTTATTTTTTCGACTCTACTATTTGGGTCAAAAATTAACAATTAAAGTACCTCTAATTCAATTGAATTAACTTCACCTTCTACAGTGTCATTAGTAATTTCTATTCTAAATTGGAAATATTGATATCCTTCAAAGATATGATTATCTCCATGTAAGTTAATTGGATACCATTGCGTAAACACGCCATTCATTTCATCTTGGCGATATCCACGCACATAATAATTAGTATAATCTGAATTTAATGCAGAATCAATATTTGAAATGGTATATGTTCCGATTTGTGTCGTGTCATATAGTTTAGATGTCATATATCCATTTTTATAGTTTTTAATGGATAAAGGATATCTTGATTTTTCAGAATATTGTACATAAACTTCTATATTATTTATTACTTTGTCAGTATCCATATCAACTGTAAATTGAATATATTCAGATACAGTTCCTGAATACTCTAATAAATTTGTTTTATTTTGTGTCGCTAATGTCGATACCATTTTAGTAGTAGCATCATCTGCTGTCACTAAGGCAATATCAAAGTTTTTAAGTGTATCAACTAATACATCATTAATTTTAATATATACACCAATTACGTTTTTGTAATCTGGAATTTGATAGCGACCAGAAGTAATCGACGCGTTATTTTTCGCTACAATAGTATTTTTAATTAAGTTAGCATTTTTTAATTTATACTTCGTAAAGTCATTGGTAATTGTCGGTATTTTTGTAATACCCCAATCTACATTAGAACCAATAGATAATATACCGTCTCTATCAATATCTAAATGATAGGTTTCATTGTTGAACATATCAAAATCAAATGTATATTTTGTTTCTTTACTATTGCGTTCATTAATAGAGAAGCCTAATTTATTAATTAATTTTGTATGTACATCATTATTATTAATATTTTCTTTTATAATAATGTCATCAATTGTTCCAGTACCAGTTACAAGTAAATAATATTTTCGATTTTCTATTGAATTAGAAATAATATGTGTTTGGATATTTCCTTGCTTATTAAATTTAGCAATATATTTTACAAAAATAGATTTACCAAAACGACCAGCTTCTGTTTGAATTTCTTCTGCTATATACATAGTTAATGTATTGTCACAAGCAATACTAATGATTTGATTATCTTTATATGCTTTCGTAATATTTAATAAAGCGTATCCATTTGTTTGAGCGGAATCAAAATGAATACCCAAACCATATGTTGTGTTTTTAATAGATACATTCATATTAAATGCATCCCATAATTGGTAAGAATCACAAGCAGAAATCGTATTAAGAGCAGAAATGCCATCTATTTTATGAGCATGCTTTTTATAATCTATTTTACAGATAGTATTCATAGTATCGGCAATACTCATATTGGTGTGATATACAAAATTGTTGGTTGCCTCAATAGTATGGAATCGGTTATCAATTTCTTCTACGTCATGCAAGATAATATTTTTATATTTCTTTTCAGCTTGTTCGAACAGATGTTCGAATAAATAATATTCTTTTTCTTTTCGATAATAATATCCTGGGTGAACCATAATAGAATTATCGGTGTTTAATTTTTTAA